CTCGCTTTTTGCTGTTTAGATGCGCCTAGCGCGGATGCTACGCCGCCTATTGCTGCTCCTGCTATCGCGGGCCATGGCATGTTAGTTCACTCCTTGCCTAGTGTTCTCATCAGTCACTTTCGTTCTACTTTCGTGCCAAAGATGAAAAACATGTTCGGCAGGAAGTGGGTTTGTACGTTTCTAGAAACATACATTGTTTGTGTGTTCGTCTCCGAGAGACATACACGTTAGAAGTGGTCTATGAGGCCCGGGACTCCATAGAGAGGCATAGGCCGTGCGCATCGCAGTTTGAAGTACGCATCCAGAAGGATATGCGGTTCGTCCTGTACGGCGATAACCCGGTCTAACGGCGGGTTGTCCTCGATGAACGCGGACCCGAGGACCGGGAGATTTTCGAAGTCTTGGGCAAGATGCCAAACATCGAGAGAAGCGGTCGCGGTGCTCCGCATGACGTTGGTGACCTGACTCGGCCGGTAGCGATATTCGCCCCACGCTTCCTGATAACCGAAGACGTTATCGTCCTGGGCGGAACCTTGCGCGAAGATTTCCTTGTTCAGGATCGCTTGTTCGCCCAGGTGGCTCAAGGCCGGGAAATAGAAGTCGAAGCGGGTCGACCGAGACCAGAGCTTATTCAGCCCTTGCTGGTAGGTCAGATCGGCCCGGATATTGGCAATGCCAATGATGTAACCGTGTTCCACGAATGACTTCGTGAAGCCTGACCGGCCCGAGACCGTGCCCATACCCGCGAGGTTGCCTTGCGGGGTATCGAGACTAAACACGTCGCTGGCGGACGCGTTCGTTTGGGCCACGGGAGAGATATTGATCATTTGGCTGGACCCGCCGAGAAACTCGGGGCGCTGCAAGCGCGCATCGGGAGACGTTACGCCAAAGTGGGATTTGAGGATTTCGACATAGCGAGTGCCGCCACGTGCGTCCCGCTCCAAGAGTCGCTGAATCTGGAACGATTGGCGTAGTTGATTGATGGTGAAACCAGTTGCCGCTGAAAGATCGGCATAGAGCAGTCCCTGCTCGTTCGGAGCCGTAGCACCGAGGATGATGTTATCGGTGACCGTCGTCTCTAGGAAGTTCGGATCACCGGTGATGTTATTGCGCACCGACAGATTCTGATCGGGCTGGCCGGGATTGCCGAGGATCGGCGCGGACTCGCCCAGAGGGACCGTGACCGGATCGCCTTTCTGCGGCCATGGAAGCGCCGACGTGAAATAGTCGTGACGCTTACCGCGTTTGCGAAGTGCTGAGGAAGTATTGTCGGGACCATCATCGGTCTCGACGACCGCGCTGTTCTGCAAGTTCTGGTCCCGGAACCATTCGTTGTAGATCAGCTGATAACAACGCAGAGGCAGAGCATTAAAAGTGATGCCCTCGACACCAGTGGGCAGACCCATAAAGTCGAGAAGGGTACCGACGTTGACCCCGGCAACCGCGCTGCGGACCGGGACATTAAAGTCGGTCGAATCATCTGGATTGTCCTGAGAGCCCATGAATTTTTCCCAATTGTCCCAGACAAGGCGATTGGGTACGAAGAACCAAAAATCTTCGAAATAGAGGTTGTCGAGCAAGGGTTTGAGAGGCGTCGCGAGGCGACCGAAATACGAGGCGTTCATGTTGAACGTGTCGCCGGGCAGGACCTCGTCCACAAAGATCGGGACGAGGTCCGCGGCGTTAAATGCGGTTTTTAGCGTAGAGGTGCGGTCGAAGCTACTCCTCGGAATCTCCGCTTTCGGTACCTGACTGAAGGTGTGTGACTTGCTTTTCCCGTACTTCCGCGCCATTAGGTTTCTCCGTATCGAACATGTCTAAGTTCTCGGAGTCTACCTCTTGTACGTACTGGACACCAAGGCCCAGTGAGGTTGGCGTGGATTTCGGGTGGATTTCGCCGGTCTCGTCGTCGAAGTTACCCATATGGAAAAGCGTGTAATCCTCGGGATGCTGTGAGAATTGATGGTCTTTCGAATTGACACAATCGCCGAATACGCGCTTGGCCATTTCGACCCGAGGGAGAATAAATGGTGGAAGGAACGCGTGTGCTTTCGCGTCATGGATCGAGAAGATGGAATGAATCATCAGATTTCCTTTTCGTGGGTGGGTCGCTTATAGCGGGTTAGTTTTGCGTTTGCGGCTTGCGCCTTTTGATCGAGGCGAATGCCTCGTTCGTATGGCAGTTCTGCCATTTTTTTAATGCGGTCCAGTTTCACTTTGGACCAGACATCCGGGTGATGGTCTTTGAGCCATTTGTAGTAGAACCGAGGGACCGGATACTCCTTGCCATCCATGACCACTGAGTCAGCAGGAAAGATTTCGGACCAATGGCGTTCAAGCCAACGTAGTCCGATCGCTGGTTTGAGGGATGATGTTTGGAACTCCGGGCATAGCTGCCAAATTTCTCCGGTTTTTTCGTCGAGTCGTTCATACGGTCTTAGTCCTGTAGTTGGGTCGATGGAGTCTGCCGCATAGCTTTTCAGCTTGTCGGCGGTGTAGTGCGCCACGTATCGGGCGCATGAGGGGTCGAAGTCTGTGAAGACTATTCGCCCTCGTTTTGCCCACGCGTCCTGAAGGATCGGGTGGGTGTATTGGATATGTCCTTTATCGGACAGATCAATGGGGTATCGCTTGGAAGGCATCCAACCGAAGATAATAGCGTGGTAGTGAGGCCGGCCCTTTTTCGTGCCGTATTCGCCAGCGGCGAAATACCGTATAGGCCGGTCTAGTTTTTTTCTGAGGTTTTTCCAAAAGAGCTGAAGGTCTCTTTTGTCCAGGGACCCGGAAACGGGTACGTGCTGTTCGTCATAAGTCAGTGTGACGAAACATGACACGTGGTGCATCTGGGATTCGTGATAACAACGGACTGCCCAATCGCGAGCGTGATCGGCTTTGCAGCCGTTGCACATGCCGCAACGGATATGGATAAGGCCAGAGCGGCCAAGAGCTTTCTTGACACGCGTGAATGTGACTTTCCCCTCGGTGTTGAGGTACGCTGGTTTCGGGTAGAGACATGCCATAAATGTCCTGCCTTTTGGGTCCGGTACTGGGTCGAGTGCCGGGCCCTTTTTAGTTTAGAGACGGATGCCGCCGCGCATGACGCCGCGGGGCATGTTCTTGTTATGCACCTTCTGTGCAGTTTTGGAGAAGAGCTTTTTGCTCTTCGATTTCTTCATTTTTTGACGTTTCTTCATAAAATGACCCCTTCGGGGAATTGTTTGTTAGTGCGGTGAGCCTAGCATAGGTAGTGCTGTGTCACCTAGCAGTATATATACAAGAGATATACTGCTACGAATCCCCATCCTTGGCGGTGCTTTCAGCAGGGGATTCTGGGGCCTCTGGGGCCCCGGATTCGCCTTTTGGCTCATCTTCTGGGGTTTGTTCGGGCTCTTGCCCGAGCTCGTCAAGGTCGAGCGTTCCGGCTTCCTGTTGGGACCGGATTGCAGCCTGAGTACGAGCGGCCTCGAAAAAGTCGATTTCGGGCGCGTCGCCGTATTGGGGCTGAGTTCTCGGAATGTGGTTAATCATTCCGGTTTGCGTGAAGGTCTTCACGATATTGTTCACATCGCATTCGTCTTTGAACGATTGCCGAGTCATTCCCTCATCCGGGAATCGAATTGCGTGTGGTCGCTTGCGCTTAGTAGAGGTTTTCGACACGTCGCCACTCCTTACGTAGTTGCTCTTCCGTTGGTGTTTTTCCATTGTGTTTCTCGCTGTAGTCGAGAATCCACTGTTCCATGTGTTGTTGGATCGTCCCCATTGGGACCTCTTTCGCGGTTGAGGGTGTTTCGATACTGGACTTGCCGGATTGGCCCATGGTCCAGTCATTGACCTTGTTCATGAGGTTCGAGATCCGCTGGCCCAGCGGACTGTCCGCGAATTTTTTGCCCGGGTACGGTTCACCCTTCCCGGGCTGGGTGTTCGGCATGCCGAAGGTCTGGGCGCCTTTTCGGACGCCCTTTTCGGCTGCCTTTTGAATTCCGAGGACGATGCGAGCCCGATGCGCCTCGGGAGCGATAATATCGCCCTGTAGTTTTGTGTTGCGCACTTGCGCCATTGTCTGCGCCGATTGGAGTGCGCTGGAGACGCCGGCGACGCCGGCTGCTCCGATGTTTTGGGCTGTGCCCATTGCGCCGCCGGGAGAGGACGCGGGAGACCCCAACGCGATAATGCGATTGAGCCCCGCGGCCTCGAGGTCTTTAGCGGCGCGTTGATACGCCGTTGAGGACATGCGCTCTTGGAAGCGCATTTGTTCGCGAGCCATTTCTACGCTCGCTTTTTGCTGTTTAGATGCGCCTAGCGCGGATGCTACGCCGCCTATTGCTGCTCCTGCTATCGCGGGCCATGGCATGTTAGTTCACTCCTTGCCTAGTGTTCTCATCAGTCACTTTCGTTCTACTTTCGTG